TGCATCTGTTGATCTCTCTCAGCTTTCTTCTTACGCTTGACCTTTAGTAGTTGATTAGCTAACTTTATGTTTCTAACATCTCTAAGATCTATAGCATCGTCTAACTCTATTAGCCCTTGACCTAATGCAACTTGTATATTGTTTTCTAACATCTGACGCTCTTCATCATCCGGCATTAATTCTATAAATATACCAAAGTCATATAAGTGAAGGTCTTTGATCTCTTCAAGCGTAGCTACGTTATGAGAACCTATAGCTCTAATGAAAGCTTCTTTAGTAGGTGAATACTCTACGATGTCAGAAACTCTCAGTGAAAGCGACTCAGCTACCTCGGAAGTTAAGTACATCATTGACTGTAGTATATGTCTTGTAGCTGTGTTAGAGTTTGCTGCAGCCATTTTCTGTATACCAACTAAAGCATTTTTATCTGGAGTAGAACCATCTCTAGCTTCATTTAAACCAGTGACGTCTCTAATCATTTGCATGTAGTAGTTGTATGTAGTTATCAAACTCTGTATTTTGTTACCACCACTACCGCTTTGTATTTGCTGAATAGGTACTTTCCCTGGGTTCATGTCACCTTCAGAAGTAAATGATCTACCTATAACAGAACCTGTTTGGAAGAACATGTTTAAAGCTTCTTGTGGGTTGTAGTTAGTTCCATTACCTAAATCTACTTCAGCTAAACCATCAGCGTCTAAGTATACACCATCAGGTACCATTCTGTTTAGTACTTGTTGTAACTTTAAGTGAGTTAACTGAATCATATCAGCAAAACCAGTTATTCTATTAACTAGTGACTGTATTCTACCTTCGTAGACTCTAGGAGCTACTATGTTGTAATTCATTTTAACTTTACCGAAGTCCGACTTAGATCGCATCATGTTACTAGCCATCTCCCACTTCAAAAGTTTGTTAGACCCTAAAACATAAACACCTTCGTATAAACACTCAACCACTCTATCTAATCTACTGAACTCACCGTCCATATCAGATGGTGGGTTAAACGTATCGTCTTTAGGTATAACCTTATCAGCACCTGTACCTGTTTTCTTTAACTTGTAAACATTGTTAGCGTGCGTCTTGTAATTAAAGTAAAGTACGTCAACCTTGTTTCTATCGTAATCAGTTCTATTGTTTGTTATATCTCTAGGTCCTTCAACTATATCCTCTATTTCAGACTCAGTTAAGTTAGGGAACTCTTTAACTAACTCATTTATTGGTATCTGCTTAACTTCACCTACGTAGTATATATCATCAAAGTAAGGTGAGTCAGTGTGAGAGTATATTAGGTTACAAGGATCTACGTACTCTACTTTAGCTCCGTCACCGTAGTTAAACGTAGTCTTAGTAGCACCTATACCTATAGTTACTAAATCATATATAGCTCTACGTTTTATAAGATCGTAGTTACAACCTTCCAGTAAAGTGTTTATAGCTTGCTCTTCTGCTATTTCAACAGACTGCTTGTAGCTAAGCTGCATATGCAATGCTAACTCTTCTTCTGTATCTGGTAATGTTTCCTTCTTATTCTCGTAAAGGTCTATACCCATCTGAGATTTTACAGTGTCATTATACTCAGTAGATCTCATATCCCTAAGCATAGACTCCATATATTCAGTTCTCTTACTTACACCGTGGCTATCCTGAGAGAAAGCATTTATTTCATAAGACCTTTGAGACATACCGTTAACTACTATATCTACAAATTTAGATATAATAGGTACAGGCTTCCAGTCTAGGTTTAAGTAGCTAAGATCACCGTTTATTGAAAGTTCGTTCTTGTACTTCTCTATAGGCTGTTCACCTCTAGCGTATAATCTTAGTTTGTGAAAATTATTATTGTTATCATGGTATCTATTGTTGATGCCATTGAACCATTCTGACTGAATAGCCTTAGCAACTCTCAGACCATAGTCTTGAGACATTTTTTCTAAATCGCTTACCGCTTGCGACGGGAAGTTTATAACAGACTCTGCCATATCACCGTTTAATTATTTTTGAGTTAAATCCATTGTTGCTGTATTTCGATACCATAATATTTAAGGGTTGTCTTTTAGTCTCTGGGTTTGGTTTATATAGATGCCTGTTGCAAGCCATGATCGCTAGACCAGAGCTTATAGAAGCATCGAACTTTGTCCTTTTATTTATATCAAACTTAGACCAATCATTTAGTGTAGTGTTAAAATACATAGTACCGTAAGTACCATCTTCGCACATACCTACATGATCGTTGATGTACATTTCAATAGCTGCAGCATGTGCTTGTTTTATATCTTCACTTGAGTTAGGTATACCACCCACTTCTTTTTCAGCCACTGAAAGCTTGTTCCATATTTTGTCAGGTCTGTTCATACTAAAACCTCTATAACCTCTTCTACGTAAATAATACAATAGACGAGGTTTATTGTTCTCTGCGAGTATTGGCATCCCATAAAATACTAATGCCATTAGAACGTCCTCAAAGAATATCTCAGCAGTCTGAGGTCTAGCTAAATACTCTAAAAAAAAAGTATTAGCTGGAGCATCTTCCATGCTAAACTTTGTTAAACCGTGTAAAGCTCCTTTGGATCCTTTACCATCTACTGTTCCTGATATATCATAGCTATCACAACCAAAAGCACCCATGTGCTCGTTACCTGGATACTTAACACCGTTTTTTATCACAACGTTATTCTGCGATCTACCATTAGGAACCCAGCTAACTTCAAACCTACCATTAGGGTCTGGGTTAAAATGTACTTTAGTATCTTTAACTCCATTCTCCCATTGAAAGTTTCCTCTAGTTGTTACGGATGAATTTCTATTACCTTCATTGTAATCTATTTGCTCGTATATCTTCATTAAGTTAAACAAGCTAGATTTAGTTTCGTCTCTAAATGCATGCTCTTCTGTCCTTGGGAATTGACGGTAAAATTCGTTCAATGCGTCTTGATCATCTCTAAGACCATCAACTTCATTCTCCCAGTGATCAACAACACCGTAATCTATAATATCACCTCTAGGATCTACAACCTCTGTAGTTGGATCGTTAAACACAGGCATACCATGCTCATCGATAAACCCTTCGTAGTTCCACTCCATAGGTATGAACATGGAGTATAAGCCAGATTTAGTCTGACCATTTTTATTTCTTTTGCTAACGTCAGAGTCTGTATACAAGTCCTTGAAGTTTTGACCACCTTTATCTAACGCGTTAGAAGTTGAGCCCATCATACACTTACCTATAATCCTACTACCTAACCTTAAACAGGTTTTAGTTACTCTCCAGTTATTCTTTATATTGTCTGGCTTCTCCCACTTACCACTTTCATCGTGCACTAGCAGTGCTAGCTTCTCACCATCGTAACTGTTATCACCAGTGTTCTTCCAGTCAATAGTAGTATCAAGTCCTTGTATATCGTCTATCTCTTCTCTTTCTCTCATCTTCCTGCGAGTAAACTTTTTTGCAGGTACTCTATATGCTAATTCAGACTTAGGTCTATCCATACCATCTTGAATTGGCTTGAAAAAGAAAGGGTAATTAAAACTAATAGGTACTACTTTATCAGTAAACATCTTCTTAGCATCACCACCGGATTTAGATAAGATCCCAAATCTACTATCACTTGCTAACGTAGCTAAGTTAACGGTTTCAGCCGAGCTCATAAACGAAAAACCAGAACGACGATTCTTTAAATAGCACATACCATAGCAACGGTTATCTGCCTTGCATGCCTCCCAGAACAAGAAGAACAACCTGTTAGCTTCTCTGAAATCAGGAGCACCAACATCTATCTTACTCCATTGAAGATACATATAGTAACTACCTGTTAAGTAAGTTGGCTTACCATTATTCATAAACCAAAACCCATTGTCTCTTCTGTTAAACTCTTCGTCTATATAAGCGTAATGCTCTTCTTTGAAACTCTCAGGCTGGTTCTGCCAGTCGAATACTGTTTTTATTTTCTTTATTATAGGATTCTCTTCAAACTTCTCCCACTTCTGATCTTTCTGGTTCTTACTTCTAGAGTAAACAGATTTAGGCGCTAGAGGTAAGGCTATTCTTAAACCTTGTATTTCTAGCACCTCACCTATTTTACCAGTCTTAGATATTACCACAAAGTCATGTTCTTTGTTGTAGCCATGCTTCCAACCTTTAGACTTATTTAATCTATTTAAAGTATTTAACCTTACTGGTTCTATTATTTTTACTAAGCTCTGATCGTATTTCATTTAGACCTCCCTTCTGCAAACCCTTTAAAACTTGCTTTACTTTCAGAAACCTTCTTCTCACCTAGCATCTCTTCTTCTTCTTGTATTCTATTAAGAATTTCGAACGCATCAAATATCGCGAGTTTTTTCGTTGCTGCAGCGTTTTTAAGCCTGTCAGCTGTGATGTCATCACCACTATCAACAATAGCTTCTTTAGCAACTTTAATAAGTTCTTCAACTGCTCTATGCCCAGCTTGGATTATACTCTTCTTCGTCTCCTTTATATTCATACTCTACATTTATAAATCTATCCATTACTCTATACAACCTTTCACCATCTACCACGAATTCAAACTCATCGCCAGGTGAGAAACCAACTAAAGCTCCTTTGTCAAAAGTGTGTGAATGCTTAACTATACCTGTCAAAGGTATTTCATCATCATTACTAAACTTATCTTTACTTTTTAAAGGTTTTATAAAAGTAAACCCAGGTACAACCTTTCTATCGTTAGGCTTACCGTACATAAAGAATTGATCGTTCTGTAATAGAAACTCACCTTCCTTTAAAAAACCTCTACCATTTTTTTCAATACCCTTCATATTGTGCCAACGTCTGAATACATTATGGTGAATTATTAGCTCGTCACCTACTTGAATGTTCAACGGGTTATGCATAGGTGTAGATACAACCTCAGCTCTTCGGTTTATGTACGAGTGATTAAATATCTCTGTATTCAATATCAAACTCTTCTCACCTACTTTAACTGAGTTATTGTATCTATCCCCTATTGGTTTTACTATAAAGTCTAGTATTGGTCTCATTAATATTCCAAATCGTATTCAACAGAAACTGCCATGTTCTTATTAAAATCTTTCCAAGGTATAACTATGTCACCTTTTTCTATATAGATTGAGTACTTGTCTTCCTCCTCTATTATGTTACATATAGTATGACCACCGTAAACGTTCTGACCAACTGCATAGTGCATTGAATCGTTCTTGTAATCCTTACCTATAGTAATCTTTCTTATAACACTACTCTGCATCTTTAGGGTGGTTTATAGCACCAGTAGATATATCAACATCACTAGTACCGTATTCTTTCTCTAGAGTATCTTGCAAAAGTGTTATGGAGTCTTGAGTAACCGCAAGCCTATGTAACAAGC